GGCCGCTGAACCCTGTATAGCCCCCTCGTAAGCCGTTACAACAGCCCTGCCAAGGATTGCACCAGAAGCATTGACCGTCTTAGTTCCAGCCGCAGTAACTAACGCTCGACCGTTAATCGCCCCTGACGCTGTAACCAGCGTAGTAATGCTATCTTCAGATATTGCAGCAGCAGATAACGGTAGGAATCCAAGCATTTAAGGCTCCACAGCCCAAGTTACTGACCAAGGGAAACCCTCTTGTGACGGAATATCACGCAAGGCTTGACGATAAGCAGCCCAAGCCGCCTGATCCACCGGAGCATCAGCAACTTGCGTCCAATCGCTTGCAGTCAGCTTACGGTTTCTTTCGTCCCGTACAGATTTTGCCTGATTTGCATCAATAGAGGCAATGGCTTCAGCGTCCATATCCGCAACAGAGAACTTGGTAAACCACTGTCCATTGATTTCCTCTACACCATCGCGGTAAGCAGTCTGGTATCTCGTTGGTTGTGCTTGTGCGCCATTTAATACCGGATCAGCATCAAAGCCATTGAGTAGCTCAACCGTTAGCTGTTGAGGAAAACTGGTGTTCGGATGAGCAGCGCGAAACTCGCTCTCTGTCATCACTTGCCCTGTTCTAAGTCTGATTTCCATAGTTGTCCTCAAGCAATAGCTAAGAAGATGTAAGTTGCTGCGTTTACGTTGACGTTGGTAGCCGTAACCTGATTGACGATAAAGCCGCTGTTATCGGGATCGATAGTGTCATCGGTGGTAACTTGAGCCGCTGAAGTGTTATAGCTTGAATGCGGGTCATTGCCAGCAACGATTCCACGAACGTAATCCCAGTTATACCAATCGCCCGTGCTGTCAGTACGCTTAATCATCACGAACCGAGCACCGGCAGTGAAGCCACAATTGATCGTTTGGTTGCTGCCGTTGCCTGTGTAGCTGCCTACTTTGGATACGCCTGCGACAGAGGCGAATAAATAGGCGACCATATTTCCTTCGGCTGCAAATGCGCTTGCATCAATTTGCAATTGTGAACTGCTAACTACCATGAAAGCACCGCCAGCTAGGGAACCATTATTTGTCCCAACAGAGCCAGTAGTATTAAGTCTTAGCCAATTAGTGTTCGTCCCGAGAGCAGTTGTGTAAACACCCCAATCAGTAGAAAGTGATCGACTCTTTGCAATTACAAGTTCTGGGCTAACACCTAAGTTATGCGTCACCGTAAAGTTTGATGACGAACTACCGTCATAGCACACCTCATCAAAGAAGCCGGGAGCGCGGCGAAACATATGAAGGATGTAATTATCACCAGTGCCATTTATTGTCGCGCCTGAACCCATTATCAAATAGTTATTTCCAAACTCAGTTAATCCTGTTGATTGGGATGCTTCTGCGGCAGTTGAACTTAGCGTTAAATAATTTGTACCTCTACGAAGCCGATCCAAAAGATATGGTGTGCCGCCATTTGTACGCTGTTCGAACAAAGCATCAACCTGTATATCTGTTGTTCTAGTAATAGTTGCGCCGCTACCAGTATAATTTAATGCTTGAAACACACTCGTCCCACTCGTCGGCGTTTTCATCGGTCGACGGATGGCGATGTAGATGTAGGTTCCGGCTGATACGGAAAACTGCCCCGCTGGAAATGTAAAACCTGTGCTTGTTTTTTGTATTGTGTAATCCCCTTCTTCGTTTGCAAGATTTGCAAAAAGTCTCTTGCTAGTAGTGGTGTTGTTTCCAGCAAGAAAACCTCGCATATCGTCTACCATGACCCATTGCGACGTAGAATCAGAGCGTTTTATCAAAAGCCATTGCGGTTCATACCCTAAGTTTACGTTTACATCTACTGCACTAGATTGAGTAAACGACCCACAACTAATCGCATTGTCCGATCCAGACGCACCAAAGCCTCCAGCGTCGTGAGCGAATAGGTAGGCGACGTAGGTCTTGCCAGAGGCGTTGTAATACGAGCCAATATACAAATTTGTCGCATCTGGAGATTGGTACAAGCCGCTGTCATCTCCCCAATCAGCGAACGCAACGGTTCCATTTAAATAGCTATAGTTGCGCCACCAGTTTGCGTTAGGGCTAGTTACCGATCTGTGATGGTTCCACCAAGATTGAGTTCCATCTCTATCTTTTGTCTGAATAAAACCGGGAGTAGAACCAAGTGAATGCGGAATAGTGCGGTTTCCTGTACCGTTACCTGTCCACGTCACCACATCAAAGAACTTTGCTTGCTTTCGGAATGTCCATGAGGCGTAGGTGTCTGAGGCGTTGTTTACTAAACCCGATGTCGAAAGCGTAAAACCAGTAGTAGTAAAACTGGTCAGCGTCGATGCGTTCAGCGACGAAGCGTCTGTAGCATTACTAACTAGTGTGTAACCCGCACCACGGGAAGTATCAAACAGAACATTATTCCCAGACGTGTTTCTCCGCTTAATCCAAACCATACCGCCATTAGCTGAGGCAGTTGTGGCTACCATCGTAAAGCTGCCGAAATGCCATTCATAGCCAGCTTGGTTTTGACGTGTCGCCGTATTTTGATACAGCCGCCAGTATCTAGCACTAGCCCCACCACTTACCGTAATAGTTTGAAGGTTAGTGCTTCCATCATCAGAATATGTTGCGCGGGTTGTCCACGTTGAATTGTCAGGGCTAGACTGAATTAAAACTTGCGTAGGAGCCCAAGCCGCATCAACAGAATTCCTGTATGTTGCTTGTGTGACAGCGGTGTCAGTACCATAATCAACAAGTAAATATTGGCCAGCAGAAAAACTAGCAAAAACACCCTGACTACCAAAAAACCCAGCTAACGTAGAACCAGAACGAATTGAGCTTGCTGTTGTATTACTTGTGCTGGCAAATGCAGATATGTTTCCAGTTGAAATGCCGTTTGTGATCGTCTGATCCGCCCCAGTACCCGTGTACAAGTACGTCGAGAATACGTCCTCGATATATTGAGGAACAGCCGCCTTTGCTGCACCTAAGAGCTTATTAGCCAGCATCAGTTATTCCCCACTCGCGCACCGTACACCTGACCGCCAACTTTCCACAGCACGATAGTTGTATAGCCTGTCGTAGCCAGCGTAGGCGCAGAACCTGAGTCTGTTTCCCATATAACACCAGAGCCACCCCAAGTCGCATCAGTCCACGTTAAGGCATAAGCCGTACCGTCATCAACCATCAAGGTAATCGCTTCACCATTAACAAAGCTAGTTCCCTTTGGTGTACGGCTTGCACCCAAGGTAATCAACTGGATCGAACCGTTACCCGGATTAATCTCAAACGCTGCACCGTCTGTAATGGTGAAAACGTCCTCAATGATCGTGCCAATGATCGTCGGATCAGTTAGCGTCTTATTGGTCAGTGTCTCAGTACCCGTTGGGGTTACATAGTCAGTACCCGCAGTAGCAGCAGAAAACGCACTCTGACCGTTACCCTTAACGATACCTGTCAAGCTAGCAACGCCAGTGCCACCGTAAGGAACAGTGATTTCAGTGCCATTCCATACGCCAGAGCTAATCGTACCTAGTGCATTGACGTTACCACTCGCGTCCTTATAAACCGACCTCTCAGCCGTATAAGTACCAAAGACATCCTTAGCGCCAGCGCCGAAATTAACAGCGTTATTACTGTTAGATGATTTCAGTACCGTAGTACGAGCTAACGTACCCGTTCCAACAGTACCGAGACCAACTTCCCAATCTGCACCGAGAGTAATCGTGTAATAGCAAGTATTACCATCGCCAATCGCCGATCCGAAAGTACGAAAGCCCGTTACTGCACCGTCCAAGGTTAATGTGCCTGTGCCGGTCGTGGTGGACGTTTCCCGAACTCGGTCAGCAATGACTAATGGCATAGATTACTCCAGAGTTACGGAAAGGTTGCCTGTCGAGATTGTGAACACGTCACCAGAAGCAATCGACTTAGACGCATCCAAGGCTGTGTAATACAGCAGGTTGCCGCTAGTTGTCGCATCCAGAATGCCAACGTGAGTCACAGTACCCCATGTGCCAGTAGCAGTCGGGAACGTAACTGACGCGCTATTCGTTGATACTCCGTTGCTAGGAGAACCAAACGTTACCGCTGTACGAGCGTAGGAACCACCAGATACCTCAGTACCTGTATTGCCTTCACCCGGATCGCTTGTGTAAAGACCTACATAAACCGCTGCTGGGCTTGTGTAGCTTGTATTGCGGAGAGTAGCGTTAATTAGCGCATTCTCCAGATAATTAGACATCTCAGCCATGATTTACCTCACGTTATAAGACATAGACATAGGTTGACCACTATACTCACTTGCTTGGTCGGACGTAGAGATAGAATCAATCGCCCTAGAATACAAGGAAGCCCAAGTCTGCACCCTTGCATCATTCATCAAATACGGCTCTGCCTCTGCCAAAGACGCATATAGCAACGCATCAGGCACATAAGCCAAGAATACGTTACTAGCTGTCGAATCTGATAATACAGGAGGCTTGGCGTAATACAACATCTGCGCCGTATAAGACGAATCTGGAACCGGAGCTAACTGCATCTCCGCACCGAGAATAGTGTAATCAATGGGCTTGCCGCCATCCGTTACCCTAGACTCCTGATAAAACGAGTTAGGAGCCTTGTAACGTAGCGTAGTAATCGGAGTCGTGTTGAGATGAATATCTCTCATCTCTAAGAAGTCGGTAGGCAATCCAAGTGTTGAATCGCCACCCGTTGTACTTGCTGTAGCTACCACTAACATCTGACGAATTCTTAGGTCTCTCTGTAACCTAGTCTCAGCCAGACGGATAAAGTCCGGAATAACTGAAGTCAGATCACTACGAGCCAGATAGTTAGCTATCGTTGTTTTTAACTCGCTATAGGTCGTAAATGCCATGTTATTCCTCTAGCTGCTCAAAATCTTTCCAACCGTATTCGTAAGTGCCGATGTGCCGGATGTGCATTGATAATTCGTGATCTACATACGTCTGAAAGCCCTCAGAACCAGCCTTGACGCAGAAATACACATCCTCGCCACATACACCGTTAGAACCCCATCCAGCATCGAACCAAGGTCTGCCCGTCTTCTCAAACACTTCTCTACGGATCATTACAGCACCAAACCCAACCGCTGTAACTTCCTCAATTCCTTCTTTGCCGCGAGAGTCAATGTTCGACCACTTACGAACCTCTGTATCACCTTCCATATACCTTGTGAGTATCTTGGCGGTAGGAGTTACAGGCTTCCTTCTAGTCGTTGCATTTACCCCAACAATCGGCACATCTCGACTTAACATTATGTCAATGATGTCATGCGGAAACCGCATATCGCTATCAATAAATAATAGCGCTTCACATCCTTCACCTAATGCCACTTCTGCCAACTTCTCACGCTGGTCAAATATCAGCGTTCCCGGCATTGTGTATAAACTTAAACCGCCTTTACCATCTTTGCAACGTACTGACGCATCATGCGCTGTCATCCGAGCAAAGTCAAAAGCAAAACCAGTATGTACTTCATCCCGGCATGGTACGCAAACACCAACTCTCATACAGTACCCCTATACGTTTTCCACACAGCATTATCAGGATCGTTCAGCCACCTAGCAAACCCGATCTCATCAACCACGTTAAAGCCCTTCATAATCCCTTGCTGGTTCAGTACATCTATGACCGTAAAGGGTATTCGAGCAACGTGATGCAGTTCGTTTAGGTGTCCTTGCCGAGACTTATCGTAGTCCAGTTGCTTCTTATTGGCTTCGATAATCTCTGTTACATCCTGCTTAGTCTCGATGACGATACCACCGTCACCGTCTTCATATGCTGTTTGAGTCCGTATCGGATTACTCATTGAATATGTGCCCAAGTGCGTCCTATTCTCACTCCCCGGACACAGTTAGGGGATACGCCAAGTTCCCTAGCCATAGCTGCATGGCTGAGTTTGCTTGCTCTAATTGTCCTTACTTGTTCTTTATTTAGCAAGGACTTGCCGTTACCTTCACCTTTAGGAGCAACAACCCGCTTTCTCCCTTTGGCAATCATATCTTGCGTATTTTCCTTATGGGTTCCAATGCTTAGATGATTAGGATTAACACACTTAGGATTGTCGCATTTGTGCATAACGACCATCTTTTCTGGAATTTCCTGCTTATTTGCAAGTTTCCAACTTACCCTGTGTGCTAAATCATTACCTAAACCTTTTGCCCCTACAGAAATACGCCCGTAGCCATTTGAAAGAATCTGTCCTATCCAATGCCAACATTCATCTTCCGACTTCTTGTCAACAAAGTTCCAAAACCTTTCTTCTAGTGTGCCACGAGCGTGTTTCTTAAAACCGACAGAGCCATGAGTCTTAAATCTAACGTAATGCTTGTAGCACAACGACAAACTTTTAACCCTTACCTCTGACTCACAACCATCAACGGAACATTTCATAAATCCTCCCATAGTTACCTATAGGAGGATTATATATCAAAATCCGTTATAGAGCCATGTCAAGATCGGCTATGATCCCATGAGCGGCTTCGTTCTTAACCTCAAGCGTTACTTCAGCCAGAAGCTGAGTGTTCTCACTGTCGCCGGTCTTAGCCAGATCATTGGTCTGGAATGGACGCAGGTAAGCAAGTGCTGCGTACTCAGGATCAAGGATCAGAGCATCACGGGTACGCATGAAGCGGTTAGGAACAACCGACATCGTGCCAAAGTCAGACATATAAACGTCAGCCGCACCGATAATGGTGGTCGGAGTATTGCCCGGAGCCATGTAACGCTGTGCAGCGATACCAGCAAACGACGATACCTTCTGCTTACCAGCAGCACCAACCATCAGAATCTTCGGAGAACCGCCCGATACGAACACCTCGGAAACAACGGTCTTCAGCAGAGTCTCAGTGAATGTACGAGCAGTACCGTCAGTACGGGTCGAAACACCGATAGTTGCTGGATCAGCACCGTCAGAAGCCTTGTCCGAGTTAGTCTTGATCCACGACAGGATCGAACCGAGCTTACGAGCGATAGTCGATGTACCAGCCGAACGACCTTGGTTCGCTAGCAGGATGGTTTCCAAATCGCGCTTCAGTTCAGCCGATGCTTTAGCCAACTGATAAGCCTTTTCCGACTTACGACCAGCCTTGTTTACTGTGTCCAGAGTACCCGAAACCTGAACGGTCTTTTGGATGATCTGGGTGTAGTTACCAAGACGAACGGTAGGAGCCAGAGTTGCCGATGTAGCGTCTGCACCTTCAATCGCAGCGTTAGCTGTAGTAGCAGCAGCCAGCGAGTCAGTCTGCCATTCGTGGTAGACAGCAGTTGCCTTAGTCTTGCCAATAGAAGACATAAATGGTGTCTCAGTTGGCGAGATGTCATAGATGATGTCGGTCAAATCTTCGCGCTGACCAATTGCGCTCTC